TGTGCGTGGGGCACAGGCATTTTTTAAAAGGAAATAACATGAGCTTTAAACTAAGTCAGCGCAGTTTGGACCGTATCGAAGGTATAGACGACGAATTGTATACCCTTGTGCGTGCGGCTATACACAACACCCCGTATGATTTTGGTATTCCGCATCTAGGTGGCCTTAGAACCATAGAAGAGCAACGCACCTTGGTAGATTCAGGCGCATCAAAAACTATGAAAAGCAAACATTTAGAAGGCAACGCGTTTGATTTTATGGTTTTTCTAGGGCCACGCGTGTGCTGGGAGTTAAAATTTTATGACGATGTTGCTGACGCTATTGTAAAAACCGCCAAAGAGATGGGCATCAAACAGTTAAAGTGGGGCGGTGCTTGGCATATAGACAATATACTAGAGTGGGACGGCACAATGTTAGATGCTTACAACGCTTATGTAGACCTTCGGCGTAGTCAAGGACGTACACCTTTTGTAGACATGCCACATTTTCAGAAAGGGTAATTATGCGCGTTGAGAATAAAGCTAAAACACTAGAAAACGGTGCAGTAGACCCTGCACATGTAATACACCAAGTGTGCGCTGCATGTGGGTATGACCTAGATGAAGCAGAGTTGGCCGCAGATACTTGCGCTGATTGTGGGGCGACACTAAACTTAAAACAACATATAGCTATAAGCGTTACTACGTTTCCCCCCGTGCTCGCTGAAACATCATAGGTGCAATATGCCGTTCCAAAAACTTATTTTTAAAGCGGGTATTAACGACGAACGTACAAGCTATTCTTCGGAAAATGGTTGGTACGAGGGCGATAAAGTTCGTTTTCGTCAAGGGTTTCCTGAAAAAATAGGTGGCTGGAACAGGATATCTACGTCTACGTTTCAAGGCGTATGTCGTTCCTTGATGAACTGGGTTACCTTATCAGGGTTTAACCTTGTGGGTGTTGGCACCAACTTAAAGTTTTACTTGGAACAGGGTGGCGCGTATAACGACATAACCCCTATTCGCGCTACTACGACTAACGCAGCGACTTTTGCAGCTAGTAATGGGAGTGCTGTTGTAACTGTAACTGATGCTAGTCACGGTGCGTCTATTAATGACTTTGTTACTTTTAGCGATGCAGCGTCTTTAGGCGGCAACATCACCGCGGCGGTCTTAAACGTAGAACATCAGATAACAGCGGTCACTAGCGCCAATGCGTACACTATAACAGTGTCAGCCACAGCAAATTCATCTGATACGGGTAACGGAGGTTCTGCTACTGATGCAGCATACCAGATAACCACAGGGCAGTCGTCGGTTGTGCCGCTTACAGGTTGGGGCGCAGGTACGTGGGGCGGCGGTACTTGGGGTAATGGTCTGGCTTCTAACGAGGCTATTCGGCTTTGGAGTCAAGCCAACTTTGGGGAAGACTTGTTGTTCGCTGTGCGCGGCGGTTCCATATACTACTGGGACGCCACAAATGGTGTGTCAAATCGCGGGGTGCTTTTGTCTAGTCTTGGGGGCGCGTCTAACGTACCAACAATACAAAACTTACTACTGGTATCTGATATTAATAGGTTTGTGTTCTGTTTTGGGTGCAACAGCCTTGGTAGCGCTACGCAAGACCCTATGCTTGTACGTTGGTCAGATCAAGAAAGCGCGGTTAATTGGACCCCCGCTAGTACAAATCAAGCAGGTGGGCTTAACTTGTCTCGTGGTACAGAGATTGTAGCCGCCAAACAAGCCCGTCAAGAGGTTCTAGTTTGGTCTGACTCCGCGTTGTATTCCATGCAGTATGTAGGAGCACCCGCGGTCTGGGGCGCGCAACTTGTAGGAGACAACATATCTATTGCTTCTCAAAACAGTGTGGCTTTCGCTAATGGCGTTGCGTACTGGATGGGTAAAGATAAGTTCTACAAGTATGATGGGCGCACACAGCCGCTACGCTGCGACATAAAAAGACATATATTTAACGACCTTAACACTTTGCAGTATGACCAGTTTTTTGCAGGGACTAACGAAGCGTTCCATGAAATATGGTGGTTCTATTGTTCTACGGGGCAGACAGAAATTGATCGTTATGCCATATACAATTACTTAGAGGATACTTGGTACTATGGTTCTTTAGGGCGCACTGCGTGGCTAGATTCAGGACTTAGAAATTTTCCACTTGCAGCTACGTATTCTAACAATTTAGTTAACCATGAAGATGGTATAGACGACAACGAGACAGGCGCAAACGCGGCGATATCCGCAAACATATCGTCTTCTCAATTTGATTTAGGGGACGGCAGTAGGTTTTCTTTAATAAGTCGTGTGCTCCCTGACATGACATTTGAAGGGTCTACAACGGGCGCACCCGCGGCCACGCTTACACTGCAACCTATGGCAAACTCAGGATCAGGATTTAGCAGTCCATTATCTGAAAGCGGCAACAGTGCAGGAACAATAACTCGTACGGCTACCGCACCTATAGAACAATACACAGATGAGTTATACATGCGCGTGCGTGGACGACAGATGGTAATAAAAATAGAATCTACGGGGCAAGGAGTTATGTGGCAACTTGGAACACCTCGTCTAGATACTAGGCCAGATGGACGGCGTTAATGGCTAACGAAATTGACCAAGTTGACCCACCTGCGTTACCCCTAGCACCGGACACGTACAACAGACCGTTTACCGACCAACAAAGTAACGTCCTGCGCTTGTTTTTTCGACGGCTTACAAATGTGGTTACTACGCTAACCGCAACAGATGTAGGTGGTAAATTTCTGTACACCCCGTGCGCGTCATTCTACAGTACGCAAGATCAAACGGCTGGGGCTATTAACACAGGGTACGCGGTTACCTTTAATAACACTGCGTACAACAGCGCCGTTACGCTATCTAATAATAGTCGGATAAATGTACAAAACGCAGGTGTATACAAGTTTGATGTTACACTGCAGTTAGAACACAACAACTCAAGCGAAACACCTGTAACTGTTTGGGAACAAAAGAACGGTAGCGCTGTAGCATATTCTGGGCATATGTTTGACGTAAAAGGTAACGACGATTACGTTATACACTGGGGTTTTACTACTGCGTTAGCTGCAAACGACTACGTAGAAGTCTATTGGGCAACAGGAGACACCCAGTTAAATTTGCACACAGAAGCAGCCACCTCTCCACATCCCGGCATCCCGTCTGCGTCTATAGACATATCCTTTGTAAGCAATGTATAATAACCGCACCCTTAACAGCGAGGTGCGAAGATGGACTTTATTGAATTATTTGATGCGTGCGTGCGTGACCACAAACCACGATTAGACAAGTATACTAAACCTACATCCTTAGATGTTACCCTAGCGGAAGAAGATATTGGGCTAGACAGTTTAGATGTAACACTTACATTTGTCTTGTTGTTTGAAATATACGGAATACCAGAAACAGAAGACTTTAGTGTGCCTACGGAGTCCTTACGCCATGTGCGAGATTACATGTGGGAAAACAAAAGCCGTGATTTTGATACAATAGAAGCAGCCATGGAGGTTGTGACGTGATATATTTGACTAAAATATACAGTAATTATGCCGAAACTCCTACACTGGTTGACGATGTGCCGTATCCACAACACGCGTATATAATCCCTGAAACCTTTAAACGGGCTAAATCTGGGTTAAAATATCCCCCACATACGCTGTTAGATACGGTGATTACCGACGAAGCTATACAATACGTGTTAGACAACCCTGTAGCGGGCAAAACAGGGTTTATTTTTGCTGCGGGCAATCAAGGATGGATGGGCAACAACGGGCGTTATGACAAAGACGACACTACGGAACTTCACTACAAAGTAAAATTACCTTTTATTGTGCTAACAAACATATACGCAGGTCGTGTGGCTAGCATGTTTCATGTACACGATCACGTATCTACGGACGCCAGCGCGTGCGCGTCCAGCTTAAAGGTAATGATGGACGTACAAAACCTTATGAACAATTTTGGGTTTGATCGCGTTATTGTGCTTAGTGGCGAAGATGCAGTCAACAACCTAACCTTAGAGTTTTTTGGTGAAGCAGGTGCGAGCCTACAGTACAAAGATGAAGACCGTGTAAAACCGTCTGCGTTCGACACAGTTAACCAAGGGTTTTTTCTGGGGCAAGGCGCAACGCTATGTATATTTGAAAAAGAACACGCGGTAGGACATGAACCGAAAGGCGCGTTTTTAGGTGCGTACACGTCCGCGGAAGATAACACAAACCCCCTTGGACAACGATCTGATGGTGAAGGTTATTCTAAAGCTATAGAAGGCGCGCTGCATATTTCTTGTACGCCTCCGTCCCTCGTGCAAGTTGTTAAGACCCACGGAACAGGTACAGAAGTTAACAACAAAGCAGAAAAAGCGGCGCTACAACGTAGTTTGGGAAAATTTGTTGCTACATCGTACAAACCACGCATAGGACATACTATGGGCGCTAGCGGGTTATTAGAGACAGGGTTGTTGCTAAATGACCTTAAGTGCGGTATAATACCAAAAATCCTCAATAGGACCGAAGACGATGATGTGTTCTTATCCTATGATGCGCCAGCCCCTAAAGGGCCATTTCTTAGTCTAGCCGCTGGCATGGGTAACATCTATTCAGCCGCAATTTTTTCTACGGAGGTGTAGGGTGGCGACTGTAATTGATAGCAAAACTACGCAGCTTGAGCCTGCGCAAGTCGTCATGGAATTTTCAGGTAGCTATAACACCACTAATCTTCCTCCCGCCGCGTTTGGGGCAGCGTTAATTAAAGAGTTTTCCATGCCCAATACAGATATAGTGCAATATGGAAATACAGTGTTTATAGGGCATCGTGGTACAGGAAAAAACAAACACCAAATGTGGGGT